TAGATTGTGTTAAATACTTGCCGTCTTCGGCTTGTAACACTCGCATTGTGTAGTTTGTAGTTATCATATATATTATACTATTGTAAACCCTTTCGCTGTTATAGCTGCTTTTTCTTCGTCGGTGAGGAGATTCTTTTGTGCTGTATCTATTGGCAGATTGATTGCTGAATATCCAGCTTTCACCCTATCGAAGCTATTATTAATCAAGGTGTCGCGCAAAGACTGTAACCCCTCTGGTGTACTACCCCATGCTGGGCAGTTTTCAAAAGTGCGGTCATATGCAAAGCTTGGATGCCCTCCAAAGTTTTTAAGCTTTATAACTTCAAGAGAAGTGGCGCCTCTAAAAGTTGTACTCATGTACTGCACTGTTGTTAAGTCCCAGCTCGACAAGTCAATTTCTTTACAAGTGAGAAGTCCAGTAGCGAAAGAGTTTAACTGCGTCACTTTTGGGGCGTACCAAGTAGAAACATCTACATTTTCCAACGCTTTACAACCTTGGAATATCTCATAGATAATACTAACATTTGACACGTCTAAATCAGATAATCCATCGACGTATTTTAGGCTTTCGCAATTCTTGAACAATCCGCCAATATCGTCTGGTTTCGCATTTTTTAACCCAGACAAGTCAAGCGACTCTAAGGCGTAGCAATTGCAAAAAGCATATGACATATTTTTAACATTTTCCAAGTTCAAGCCTGACATATTTAAGTCTTTTAATTTGTTGCAACCATAAAACATATTCTGTATGGCTGCCACATTTGTCGTATCAAAATGACTAATATCTAACGATTCGAGAGCTTTGCACCCATAAAACATCTGCCTCATAGTTGTAACAGAAGATGTGCCCCATCCTGATAAATCGACAGAAGTCAAACTATTGCAGCCCTGAAAAACACCATGCATATTTGTGCATTTTGAAACATTCGCGTTTCTGGCAGAAAATGAAGTCATGGCCTTGCAATTATCCATCATTTGCAGCATTGTAGTACAATTAGGCAAGTCAACATCGTCCATATTATACGCAAGCAGGCTACTGCAACCTCCAAACATTTGAACAGTTGACTTACCTTTTCTCATGTCATATTTTGGCGCAGTCAACATATTTGTATTGGACGCAAACATAGCCTGAAACATACCAGCGTTAGACGTGTCAATGGCAGGGGCATAAATCATCGTGTCGTCATTCTTCATCTTACCCTCCATTGTTGTAGCTCCATCGAGTTTTTTCTTAAGCACCAAACTATACTCCACATCCTCCTTAACCGTCGTCATGTCAATCTTCAAGTCTTTATAAATAGCCTCATCTTCCGAGGTATAGCCTAATTGGGCAAGTGGTGATCTGAAATTATCCCAGACTGGCATCCTTTCTACTTTATCTTTAACTTCTGTAAATGTAGAAGCTCCGCTGGCTTCTTTCATATCATTTACAGAGTCGACAATTGTTTTAAGTTCCTCGTATATCATGAGTTCAAAGCTTTAAGTAGATCGTTTATAGCTTCTAAACTGCCGCCTATCTGATCGATATATTCTTTAGCGTTATTAGCTTGAGTTGTTGCATATTCTGAAGCAGTAATAGCAGTATTACTAGCTGTGATCGCCGAAGCTTTTACGCTTTCTAAATCGCCCATCTGAGCCTTTACATAATCGCCCTAAGTCTTGGCATAGGTAGCCTGATTTGATGCGTTTACAGCAGCATTTAAGGCGTCCTGTGTGGCAGATTTAGAGGCTTCAACTTCATCATTAAAAGCTCCCTCTATTTCATTTAAGGTTTCATCTGCGAAGTTTTGAAGATCATCCATTACTTGTTGGAACTTAGTTTGTCTTTCTGCTTCTGCCTTTACTCTTATAGCTTCTTGAGCTTCTGCTTTAGTTGTAACAGCATTACATTCTTCAGCAGCTTCAAGAGCTGGGGCTTGTATTATTTTTAACTGTGCAGGGGTTAAGCTATCAAATATATCCTCGCTAAGCATTGTATAGCTTATAGTGTCGCCAGTAAGGCCTAACTTGTAGCCTGTATCTATAATAGTGTCCCCGATTTTAGCGAACAGTTCCCCATCTCTAAGGCCGTGATTCTGTGCTGTAATATAAAGCTTATCATCTTTAATTTCGCCAACTGTAGTATATCTAACATTTGGCTTTTTATCTGTAAACAGATCAACGTTAACAAAGCCGTCAGGCATTATAACGTTTATCACAATGTTAATAGTTTTAGAATAGTCAAGTGTTGCCATGAGTTTATAATTTAAAGAAGCAGGGCCCGAAGGCCCTAACCCCTTATGGTTTGTTTAGTACCCCAAAAATAAAAACCAAAATCTAACAAGTTGCTTGTATTAAGCTTTCATCTATTGCCCCATTAAGATATAACGAAGCAACCCATACCATGCCAAGAAAGCCGAGCAAGATAAATACGGCTCTCTTGCTCCAGTTTTTGTTCATTGTATTAAAGGGAGCGCCAAGTAGCGCCTTTATCGCTTGAAGCCTGAATACCAGACTCAGATATTCTTAGGATATAATTCCCAGCTCTTACCTAAAAGACAGGCTACCCGTCAGCATCTAAAACTGCGAAGTATTTCTCAGAGCTTGCCTTATAAGCTAAACCATTGGCATATATCTTAGTTTGATTGGATAACTCCACAACTTCAAGATTATCGCTTGTGGAACTAGTAATACTAGCTGAACCGAAACCATTAGCTGTTATGTCATATTCTAACTCTATGAACAATGTATAAGTTCCAGCCTTTACCGCTATCTTTTCAGCTGAGGAAGTAAGGCTAAGAGTTTTAGTTGTATGTCCTGAAGCTGTAACGATTCTATTAGCTATAACTGACCGCTCTGTTCCATTAGATAATACAACACGCATTACAACCCTGCCATAATTACTTGATGAATCCAATAAATCATCGCGGGTTAGCTTAAGATTACCGGAAATAGTAACACTTGGAACATTTACCGCATAGGTTCCATCTGGGATATTAATACTAGAGCAGATCGTTGACGTTTTAGTTCCAGTAATACTTCCTCCGTAAGTATTACTCACAGAAATGCTTCCAGCTGTTACCTTGTGCAGTTTAGTTCCGTCACTATCTAAAAGTTGCGTCATTGTATTATAACTTTCACCAGATACTATAAGCTTTTGGTTTCCTTCTCCGTCTACCATCTAAAGCTGATGATCGAAGGCTTCAATTCTTGTCCCTTCTGATTTAGTTTGTAAATACTTTACAACTAACTCATCAGTTTCAATTTCTGCGCTTGTAAGTTTATTGTCAAGTGTTAAGTTTCTTGCGTGAATATCTCCAGTAATATAAGCATTGTCAGAATATAACCCATAACCTTCTAATTCGTTTAATCCTTCTAGTTTACCTATTCTAGTGTTAATATCATCTCCAGTTTTTAAATCTATTACTTGTTCATCAGCTGAGAGTTTTATTAAGTTCCCACTTACTCTAACGACTGTATCACCTGCTTTAGGAGTAAATGACATATAGCTATCATTGTGTTTAATTCCTAAATTCTAGCCGTCAGATGCTGTTACTGTGTAGTCTTGTCTTAATACGTCTAAGCCGTTTAATTGTTGGATCGCTACAATATCTCCAACTTCAAAACCTGCAGGCTCTGTAAGTGTTATAGTAACCAAAGGATCCTATACTTTGATTACTTTTTCTATAGTTCCAGAATCTGTAACAAGTAGATCACCGTTTGTAGCTCTTACCTTCTTGGCTTCATATAAAGTCGCCTGAAGTGTTCCACTAACTGTTAAATTGTCAACATATAAGCCACCTGTAATATTACTTCCTTGATTACCAAAAGAAGCGATGCAATTAGCCTATCCGTCATAGATTTTAGTGTAAACGCTCTGGCCAGCGCTATAATTAATAGCCATATGGTCAAAGTTTCTACAGTTTAGCTAATTGTTGTTGCTAAGATATACAGGCCCGCAAAATAGAGAGCCTTTAACATTAGCATCTCCATTAGAGATAAGAGTTTTAGTTGTAATAGATTCATCTGCTGTTATTTTATCGGTTGTAAGTTCAGAGATATAAGACGGACTGAAAGCGTAAAAGTCATTCATAAAGACAGTTCCAACAAACTAAGATGAATCAGCTACCCCAAGCATCCCGTCTACTATACTGTCACCATTCAAAGAGTAATACTGCCAGTCGTCTTCTGTCTCTGTTGTTATATAATTGGCTAGAGTGTCATATTTCTCGATTTTATCTGTAGTGAGGCTCTGAGTTTCAAAATATATACCGTTTTCGTCATATTCAAACGGCAAACTAACACTACCCCCAGAGCTAGTAGTTGTGTTGTTAATTATCGTAGTTGTTCCTTGTTGCTGGTATTTACTCCTTGGCTTACTAGGAACGTTAAAATGCTTAACTTCTATCATAACTGCCGTAGTTTTATTGTTTGCTTGTCATTGTCTAAATCCCAGGAGTTTTCAATTACTTGGTAGTTGTCAATTCTATCGTTTGGATAGATAAGATCATGATTTAAAACCTCGGACTCTATCTAAATCTTAGGATCACAGAGTAAGTTGTAGTATTTGTCGACTAAATGCTCTTCCTGATAATAACCATCAATGGTATTAAGTAATTGATAACCGTTGCTGTCTTTTGTTAATACTGACGCCTTACTTGTAGTATTAAAGACATTAGTACAAAGCTTAAGTTCAATCTCTTGGAACTCGTCGCCGTTTTTAGTATTAGACTCCCAGACTATATCTTCTTGCTGTTTATAACGCTCTTCTTCGTTGTAATATATGCCGTTGTCTACTTCGTCTATTACATAACTTAGCTCGAAGTTTTTCATATATACAAACTTGCACTCTGAGTAATTTCCGAAGTTAGGGCGATTAATCTTAAGCTCTAAAGGTCCGCATATAACCTTGTCGTCTGGGAGTGTTATTTTATAACCTTTAAACTCACTGCCATTTACATAAAAATCCTCGCTCCTTGGGTTGTGGATAGTACGCCAAGGATTATCTCCTTCTTCCCCTATTTTTATTATAAAAGACACAGGTAAAGTACTCCAGCTTGAACCTGTCCAGTAATAGTCACCAATTTTAAGCTACATGGTAACTTCTGGATTATACCTATTGTTTGAGTTTTTATAGTCAATCTTTTCGTCGTCTATATTTGCATTTGTAAAGAATCCATCAACAGCTGCTGGCTCTGGAAGGTCAACATCAGCCAAAACGTCAAAGTTCAAGCTCAGATAGCCTTTATAATAAGGTGGTGAGAATTCATTTATCTTATAGATTACCATTGGCACACTTTGCGCTACATGATAAGGCATACAAACCCAATACGTCCATTGTTTTGACCCTTCCTGCTCTTCTTTATATTTCCACCATTTGGTTTTAATTGCAAACGCTGTGCGAGCCCGTAAGCCTGTGATGTAGTTAATCTCATTACCGTTTGCGTCATAGCTTTTAAACTCGCAGAGAGAAGAAGAAAGTCGCTAGTACTTATAGCTTATGTATTTTGTAGATTGTAACACTGATACTACTGGAACGTTTTTTATAGCATTTAAATACTGCGCATCTGAGAAATTCTTAAAGTAATTATCATCATTATAAACGCTAGAATTGATAACAACTTTATTGTAAACATCCCCAATACTTAGAGTTCCTGGCGTTTTAGTAATAATATCAGAATCATAAACTAAGCCCGAAGCTTTAACAGGATCATAGACAACAACCTTGTCGGCTTTCTAATAGCAGCAAAGGCCTAAGAATAAAAGAATATTCTCAACTACTTCGTAATTTGTCATGTTATCACCGTCTTCATCTGTAAAGTTAGACTCTAAGCAGTGATAATTTATTTCTTCCGCTGTTTCTAATTCTAACCCTGTGCATTGTATTATTAGTTCCTTGAAGCTTTTAATCCCTCCGTCGCTTGTATAGCTTAATTGTTCCATAGTTGACAGATAATCCAAGGCTACAATCTCTAACTCTACAAGGCCATCATCTAAAGGCTGAGAATATACATTAGGCTCTAAGTGTCCAAGCCATAACAGATCATCACCTTTATAGATTTTAACTTCTGTATCTCTTGTTTTATTAGTAAACAGATGAGTCGGGAAGCTATCTGTAATCAAATTAATCTAACACTCTGACGATCTAATAGGTTTAAGAGGATCGTCAACATCTCCTGTATAATTAATAACAACAGGAGAAGAGGAGAGGATAACCTCATCCTCTCCAGTTCCTATATATACTGTATAATCTCTAAATTTTCCAATCATAGTTTACTTCTCCGTGTATTGTAATTGTTAAGTACTCCGTAAAGATTACTGCCTGAAACTTTAAACTCTACAGTCTAAGAGCCACCGCCAAAGTTTCCTGAGTTTATAGCATCAAACAAGTTTCTCTGTTGGCCTTGGTTAAGGATCATCTCGCCAGAGTTAACACGTGCCAAGACATTGTCACCATAGTAGCTAGTTCCTCCAACAATTCCGCCTGTTTCGAATTTCTAGAGTTTAGAGGATGCAGCTGATAATGCTGCCCCTGCTATTATAAGAGCTGCACCAGCTGCCATAGCTGCGGCGGTGTTGGCGAAGCATTTCTTAAAGGCGTCAACGGCTATTGCGTAAGATATAAGCGTTGAACCAAAGGATTTGAGAGCTGAACCTATAGAGTCAAGCATTGATACTAAACCACTCGACCAATCGCCAGATACTAAAGCGTCGCCTAGTGATTCCATAAGCGAGCCAATGCCTTGAGCTATTGCGTCTGTGATGCCTTCGTTTAAACTCTAGGCTATTTCTTCTGCTTTTTCTTTAGCTGCATCTTCTACTTCAGCATTTGCCTTTATAGTGCCAGCTGCTAAGCCTAAAGCTTCATCAATGCTTGGCCCTAATTCTTCGCCTATCTCTTCTATTTCGCCATTCTCACCACGTTCAAAGACTGGCTTAATTGGAACCTCTATTGGCTCTGGTTTAGCGTTTCTAAGGTCATTAAACAGATCCTCGCTTAAACTCTGGAGCTAAAGAGATTCTACAAGTTGCTTTCCAACTTCTTTTACATTGTCAACTGTTATATCTATTTTAACACCCATCTTAGAAGCCATTTCCATATACTTATTGACTTCCTTTAATTTTTCGGTAAGCTCTGCAGCTTCCTTTTTAGATTGCTTAAGTATCGAGTTTATATTTCTCTGTGCCGCTTTCGACTCTTTGGCAAAGCTGGCCTCTTTTTCTTTTAATTCTTCACAAAGATCGTTATAAGCTTGTCTGGCTTCTAAGTTTGAAAGGTTTGCCTCGTATCGCTCTTTTGCTATCTATACTTCATTTCGTAAATGCTCAAGAGTGAGATCATTGGCTTCGTCTTCTAAATCTTTCGCTTGTTGTAATAATTCTAGTTTGTCTGATAAGTTTTCTATATCTTCTGCTTCATCCCTTAATTTTTCTGCTTTTGTTTTTAACTCAGACGCAAGCAGTCTATTGCTCTTACTCTATAGGTCAACTTTACCCTCCCAGGCTTCCATCATCTCTAATTCTTTCGCTGCTATCTCTTCCGCTATCTGTGATGACTTCTCGGCTTCTCCTGCAATATCAACCCCAGTCAGCATCTCTATAATTGAGTTCAAGAAGGTTCCAATCCATTTAAGAGGAGTAACAATAAGATCGATAATCCAGCCTCCGACTTTTTTTACAAACTTGCCATAAATTGTTTCTCCGTTCATAATGCTCTTGCCTATATTGGCGAAGGCGTCCATTACACCATTGAAGTAACCAGTAGCCTTTGCTTTCATCAGTGTCCATTGATTAGATCCTTCTTCTGTACGAGTAAAGAAAGCACCAAGGGAGGCTGTAGCTAATGCCAAAGCTGCTACTATTGCCGCAATTGCTGCGGCAATTGGGTTTGAGATGATGGCGACTGTAATTGATGCAAACGCTTGAATAACTCCAATAGAAAATGAGCCTACTAGGCTTAAGATGTTGGTTAAACCTGATTTAAACAAATTGCCAACAATGCCCAGCATCATCTTGGGATGTTTTACAATTCCTTGAAATATGGTGCCTGCTTGGGTTGCGAAATTTTTTAAATTTCCGAGTATATTAGAATCAAAGTAAGTTTTAAAGATAGCATCAATACTTCTGAATGCCGACTTGAATTTATCAGCAAACTTCTTTGGCACTTCTTCATATACTCCGGAATCATCAATTTTCATTATTTTATCTACAGCTCCCCATTCTCTTTTTATAACATTTATAATGGCTTTAAATCCTTCTAGTAAATAATCGAACTGTGCGATAGCTACCTGTATAGCAGATTTAAATCCTCCTGAGTATAGCGCCTACAAAGACATTGACTCTGATATGATACTTTTAAACACATCTGCTGCCTTTCCCCCAAGCTTCTTAAATACCTCAATCCCTGCAAGTCCTGAAGTCGTAAGAGCTCCTGTAATGTTACTACTTGCGTTATTTGTAACATTGGTGACGTTTTGCATTTGTTGCGTTATGTTGGCACCAAGGTTTAAATCTGAGAAGTTAAAAGCCTTCTTTATTATATTTGCTGCAGTTTGGACTTTATCTATTACGCTTTGAATGTCTTTTCCTATACTTGGTGCAAATTCTCCAAGTATGTCAGAAAAAGCAGATCCTAGCTCATCGCTTGCTTCTTTGCCGGATTTGCTAAAGCTCTTGATATTCCCTTTCATTCTATCAAGGGCGCTATCAAACTCTTTGCTGTCTAGTGTTGCTCTTGTTACTAAGTTGCCTGTTGCCATTGTAATTCTTCTTCAAATTGTTTAATAAGGTCAGGGTTTATTTTCCCTGGTTTATATTCTGGGGTTGATTCTTCCCATTGGAACGTTATTAGATCCTATGGCGTTTTAATCTTTGCTCCCATACTACAAGCCGTAACATAAGCAAGAAAGCGACATCTTTCCCATTCTCCCCGTTCACGTCTATTAGTAGCCGAAGCAATAGCTTCAAGCTCCCAGTCCGTCATTTCATCAAGGAAGTAATCAGGAGAGATGCCGCCTTCAATCACCGCATAAGCGTAGATGTCTTTAAAGCTTAAGCTTCCGGCTGTGCTTTTTTTTCTGTATGTTCCTCAGCTAAAAGTTCACCCATAAGCTGAAAAGCTCCATCGGTTTCGTCAATATAATCAAGGAACTCGTCAAATGTTGGAATCTTACAGTTTCTATTACATGCCTGAAGCACGCAGTAGTAGTAGTTGATGATTTCCGAAACATTTGAACCTATGTCTGTGATGTTTTTTTTCTGTTTCTGCTCAAAGAGCATGATAGAGCGCATTGTACGCTTGAATTTGTAGTCGGTGCCGTTGATTGTAATCATAATATTATTGTTTTAAATTATTTATTTTTCTACCATTTCTAATGCTCCTGTACCCTGGAGACTTACAGAATAAGTTGCTTCTCCTTCTGTTGAACCTGTAAGAGATATGCTAGTTATTACAGCAGTGCCAGTGAAATATCTGACAAAACAGTCATCTATGTCAAGGTTACCATCTTTATCTGTATCGGTAGCTGATGAGTAATCAATAACACCAAACTTGATCGTTACCCTGCCGTTAGTAGGATTTGTAATTGCTGTAAACAAATTTTGGACTCCTTCAAGCTCTATATTAGTCATGTTGTCCGTTGATACTGTCCAGCTCTTCTTTGAGATTTCATAACTCTTCCAAGATTCACCACCTGCTGCGCTCATCTGTTTCCAGCTTGTAGAGGCTGTTTCAGTAGTATCAACTGCGATATCAAGAGTACATGCCGTAGCATATCCGTGAACTTTGCCGCCGATGGCCAGCATAAGATTCTTGCCTTGTAATGTTGCCATTTTATATTGTTTTTGTAATTGTTAAATTGTAAACGTAAGCCTCCGAGTATTCCTCATAGGCGTTATCTAATTGGTAATCGTTGAACTCTTCGATTACCTGCTTTGCTATATCTAATGCCTCCGCGTATCTGTCGCTGCATATAACAACATCAAATGTATGAGCTATAGAAGAAACCCCAAGCTTGTGATAATTTGCAAGCGTTGATGTACGAGTAAAAACAATGTAGGGATACTTCGCAGATTCTGGAGCAACTACCGGGTAAGCATTCGCGATGTTATTTAGCCTTTTGGCTACTGTTAAGTTTTCTGACAGCATTGCTAAATTGTTTGTCGATTATTTCCCTGATTGAATTCTTAATGTTAGCCATAACTTCTATCTGCGTCTTTTCCTTTGCGTAGTCAAAGAATTTATACGCTCTGAGTTTCCCAACGTATCGCTTTTTCCTGAGCTTCTTGCCTTTAATCTAAGTCTAGTATCTGTCTTTTGTTCCGATTTCAAACATAGGAAGAAGATTAATGCTTTTAGTCTTCTTGTTGATTCTAATTGTAACACCTATGCCCTTCTTAAATCCTTGAACTCCGATGCCTTTAAACAGTTGACCGTAAGATTCACTCTTAATGGTTTGCTTTACAATCTTCTTGTATTCTTTAACTAAAGGCTATACAGCTTTGCTAAGTCCGCGATTTAATAGTTTTCTCTGTTGGGTTATTTTTAAACTCTCAAGGTAAGCTATGGCTTGCTTATCATCCAACTAAAATGTAGTCTTCATCAGATTTAAGTAGTCTAAGTTTAAGCATTCTGTCTTCTTCGTAAATGCTAAGAATCTTCCAGAATCCTTTGAAGTAAATCAGATCGTTAACCGTAACGTCGTGATAGTTTCTAATTGTAAGATCAGCGTAGTTTAACTCCGAAATTCTAGAATCGATAGCATCTTTATCAGATGCCGAGAATTTGAACTATCCTTTCGTTGTGGTGCCTTTTGTGTACTGTATCTCTTCTCCGCCGAATTCATCAATCTCTGGCTCGTATTTGTAAATTGTAAGCACAGAGTTTAAAAGTCCAGCTCTCATACGTTTGTGTAAATTGTCCCAAAATTAATATAAGGGGCGAGCAAATACGAATACGCCAACGGCACCTCATACGCATTCGTAAATGCTACGCTTTCCCTGTTGTTATATAGATGTCCAACCATTAAAAAGGCAGCAATCTTGATAGGCTCTTCCTCTTCTATTTCATTGAATTTAAGAAGAGGAAGATTAAGATGCTTAGCCAGTCTTTTTTTAACGGCTGAGTAGAGAAGCATTATGTATTCATCGTCATCTTTATAATCGTCGTCGATGTTTAGATGCTTCTTTAATTGGTTTATCATGCCTTGATAACTTTCTTGAGAATAGAGCCACTGCGGCGAATCTGTGCGTCAAAGTAAGCATTCACGATGAGTCTTACTTTACCATTACCTGCCTGGCTGTATGGATCTACAACAATTTCTGTAGCCCCCCATTGTGCAATTACCAAGTCTGAGAAGTCACCAAAGAGTACCCCGTTGGTAGTTGCAGCAGCTGTGCAGTATACTGGGTAGCCTTCAATTTCGTTGCCTTCAAGTACAAAGCGATTACCGCCTTTAGCTGTCTGCTTGAGCAAACCTTTGGCCGAAGGGCTAACGATCCAGCACTTGTTACCCATTTCTTTACCGTCAATCTGAGCCTCAAACGTGCAAATCTGGGCCCAGGTAATAGATGCAGTGTCTGCTGTTACACCATTGAACAAACCAGCAGGGCGAGTAGTAGATTTAGCCGTAGCATCCAAGATCGTTGCTTCGAGCTTCTGGGCGATAGCTCTGATGATGTCTTGCTTGAGTGCTTCTTCTGCTGATGCAGTTTCCTGCAAGAGGAACTGCTTCGATACATCTACAAATGCCGTAAGACGCTTAGGGGTAAGAGTTACAGATTCAATAGAAGCTGCAGCATCTGCGGCTGCACCTACTTCATCTGCCCAGCCTACAGTCGAGCCATTAAGTACTGGAACCTTTACATCCCCATTAAGGCCAGAGAGGTAAGTTGCACCAGCTTTAGAGAATACCATCGAGTCATAGATTGGCGAGATAATGCTTTGAACATTAGTAGCAATAGCGCCAGCGCCAGTAGTTGACTTAATATCTGCACGGTATTCTGTAGGCAAGATAATATCACCATTATAGGTAAGCCCTGCCTTGCGCATTTCTGCCTGGCCCTGTTCAATTACAGCGGCTGCAGATTCGTTAAAACTGCGACGATTTACTACGTCGTTAATTGTCTTGATAAGTGAAAATTCCATTTCTTCTTTGTTTAAATTGTTACGTTTGTCTTTATCTTCTTCTTTCTCCTCTTCTTCTTCTTTTAAAGAGTCGGAATCAGGCTCTCTATCTTTGTTATCCTCTACTGTATCAGTTCCTTCTTCTTCTGGAGCTTCTGTAGTTGCTTCTGCGCTTTCTTCTTCTTGCTTTTCTTTATCCTCTGGTTTATCTTCCTCTTTATTCCTAACCTCCATATCAATTCCTGCTATGTAATCATTAAGTGAACGCTTCGCAACGCTGACGTAAGTTTCTGAATAAGCCCCATCAGCCACTATGCTAAAGTCATACATTCTTTCTATTTCGTGAATTGTGCGGTAATACTTACCGCCTTTAGTTTCCCAACTATCACGCTTAACGGTAAAGGCGAAAGAGCTTTCGTCATAGTCCCCGCGATTTAAGCCTTCTAGTACTTCATTGCCGAGTTGTGTGTTCGGAGCTTCAAATTCATAAACTACGCCTAAATCGTCAATGCTGTACTTAAGCGATCCGTTGCCTTGTTTGCTTCTTGCCAATATACCGCGCTGTTTGTCATGCTCTAGATATACTTTAATGTCTGAACTATTAAGTAAATCAAGACTCACAGCTTCCGGTAAGATTCTTTCGGTAAAGCCTCCCAAGTCACGGCTCCAATGGTTAAATCTTATGCCATAACCTTTAATCGTGCGCTAGGATGTGTTGAATTCAGACGGCGTTGACCGTAATTCCATCTGTTCCTGCTGGTGTTCCATTTTGTTCATCCTTCTTTTGTGTTATTATTGTGTTGTTATTCGCGATGTTATCCATACTGGACATGTTAGTTTGCATGAATAACTTATCACTTTCTTCTCTGTAATTATAACCAAGCTCTCTACGCGCTTCTGATGGCGTTATTATCCCAGCATTGATAAGTTTGGTGTAGTAATCAGCTTGGCTTGTCTTATCTGCTCTAAGTAATGCATTCTCGTCAAAATTTATACCTGCATTTAAATCATCAAAGAGCTTACGGTTGAACTCTTCTTCTATTTTTTGTAGTAATGGAGCTAAGGTATCTGTCAAGAATGCTAACTGCGTCGCTTCTACTGTCGAGTAATTCGCAGCATCTAAATCAAAGGCTTTAATAGGGCTGACTCCAAAAAATCTACAGATGTCGATAACATTAAACTTTCTAGTCTCTAAAAGCTGTGCATCTGTTGGGTTTACAGTAATGGGCTAATAGTCCATGTTACCATCTAAGACTGCTACGCCGTTTGGTGTCCCGTTTTGAGCGTTAAAGGCTAACTGCCATGCTGAGCGTATCTTTTCCTTCTGATCATTTGTTACGATTCCCTGGATTTTAAGAATCCCAGCACTATTTGCACCTCCTCTAAAGAATCCTGAAGCATGACTCTCTGAATCACTCGCTAACTGTAAAGACTTTCTAGCATGTGTAAGCGTTGAAATCCCAATATAGCCATCTTCTGAATGATTTATAATGTGTATAATATCCTTAGAGCTTACAGGTAACTTATAACCTGTAATGTTGTAGATTATCTTGTTGTTTTCTAACTGTGGCGTTACATACTCTGGTGGAATAAGCTGAAGCTCTACAGGTTGACCGTTTGTGCGTTTAATGTAAACGTAACCATTGCCTCTAAGTAATACATATGAGATAAGGGTTTTAAATAGTGTAAACTTTGTCATTGTTTCACTCGGCCGCTGCATTAATCTATAAACTGGACTGTCTTTGTATTCTCGCTTATGCCCGTGTTCATCTGTTTTATATACTTCGATTGGTAATTGTGCGACTGCATCGCTGATTACCTGAACGCATCGGTAAACTGCTGAGAGACTAAGAGCTTGATTGTCTTTATAACTGCTAATCTGATTGTAAAGAGCATAGTCCCCTGTTGATATACCGCGATACTCTTGATGTTCTTGTGGTTTCTTTCTTTTAAATATATCTAATATGTTCATAGTACAAATATTTCTCCACTATATGTTGGTGTTTGTAAATAGCCTCCCAAAGCTTCTATCATTGTTATAACTCCGTCTATCTTGTTCTCATGTCTGCCTTTAACAGGCTTACAGTTGTTATTGTGATCGTATTTAAGCTGAACGTTTCTAAAACAGAACCGAGTAATCTCATTGTCATCTATAACAACTTTACCTGATAAAACTAAGCGCTCTAACTCTTTTGTTGGCTTGTTAAAGTTCCCGATAGATTGCCCGTATGGTTCAAGTGGTAAGCCTTGAGCTGTCGCGTCTATCGCCCATTGTGTCGAGTTCCAAGAGTCATAATGAATCCCTAAGATGTTAAGAACTTTAGATATACGCATTATATCATTCGTTATATAATCGTAATCTGTAACGTTCCCTGGTGTTAATGTTATTAATCCCTACCTATGCCATAATTTATATGTCTCCTTTAATGCACTCTCTGTAATGGCGGCCTATGGCAAATAATAGAACGTCTTGTAGTAATACTTCTAATTGTAAGGTATCATAACACTCATAGAACTTAAGTCACTTACCGAGGATAAGTCAATGCCTATGTGACAATACTAACCCTTAAAGTCTTCTAGGTTGACTTTATCTGTAGATTTATTAATTATATTCTCTGTAAGCCATGTGTCAGCAGATTGGCACCATATGTTCAATGTCTTGGTTTTAACACTTACCTCATCCGATGGATTATTCTTGGCTTTATTTACTTGCTCACGTATGAAATCTAAACGTACGGCAGAACCTATAGCTGGATTACTCTTTGGCCAATTAGACTCGTCGGTGTAATCATCTCCTTCATCTAGTTCGTAAATGGCAGCAAATAGGCCTTCGTCTTGTTTTAATCCAGCCAGAACTTCTAAACAGTAAGAACGTAAACGATAGCACGGCTTAGTAACATCAAAACCTGCTGTGGTTATAATGCAACAATGAGGATTATCGCGCATCCCTTGACTAGATACTACTAAGTCTTTCATCTTCTAATCTGGCGATTCATGGAATTCGTCGATCAAACCAAAACTGCAATTATATCCATCACCACTCATAGCTTCGGCTGCTAATACCTTTAAGGTTGAGATTGTCTTGGGTACGTTTAAGTAATCCCTGAAGCGCTTGATTGTCTTACCTTTTGGATCCAATTGTGATGCTAACGTTGATACTGTAGCAAAGTCTACTGTCTTTGCCTATTCTCGTGAGTTTGCCAATAATAATACCTCTGCTGAGGCTTCACCGTCTAAGAGTAAGAAGTAAAGACATAAGGCTGCTGCCCAGAAACTCTTACCATTCTTGCGAGCCATCTATATATAACTCTATGTATACTTCCTGCGCCCGTCTTTGTATAAACCAACTATATTGGCTATTAAGAATACCTGAAATGGTAAAAGGATAAAACGCTTACCAGAACTACCGCCTTTATAATGCTTAAGACAATTCATGAACTTAAGACATCTATTTACTTCTTCGGCCCTGTATTCGTAAACTTCTAGATCATCCAAGAATCGCTGACATGCCTGCTTGATATATAAACAAGATACTATCTTGCCACTTAGTACATCTCTCGCGTATTCTATGGCTTGATCCGAACTGTTCATAACATCTCTCCTATCAATTTGTCAAGTTCTGTCTCTTCTTCTTCTACTTCACCTTTCTCTAACTTCTTGCGATCTAATGGATTTAAACCAAACTGCTTCATTATCTTAAAGGCTTCTAGCTTGGCATCATTCTTAATCTTTACGTAAGGATTAGCTTTTGGTATATTCCCGCTGTTGATTACTAAACCACTTAACTTTATACCATCTATAGCTTCATACATCGTACTTAATGCATCCCCTAATAAGTCTAATGTTACGTAGTCCTTCTCATCTACTTCGATCTATGCTAATATCTATTGCATGCCAGATTTAGCTTTGGTATGTAAACTGCTATCTATTTTATACATAGTATTAGTTTTTAATTACCGGCCAGAACTATTTCCAGCCGGTGCTGTCTTTGCGGACTGCGAGGTTTATTACCTCCTCATGCATCTACATTAATTTTGTCCCACATTTATTTGTTTTTTATGTTTTTTGTTTGTATTTTTATGTGTAACATCTAAAAAGTAATACTATGAAGTCAGAAATATTAAAAGTAAGAATAACCCCAGAACAAAAACAATTCCTACAATTCTTAGCAGATCAAACCAATCTCGACATTTCTAAAGTCGTTAGATTTATTTTAAACTCTAAAATAGCAGAATTAAATGAAAACAGCAATCAACAACGCAAAAGAGAATCCTAAAGCTATGAAACTCATGGCTTAGTACTACAATTAGCTTCATGCAGAATTAGTAAACTCAGAACTAGATGAGGAAATTTTTAATACTACGGTGCTTAGTATATCTTATAGATTAGATGGAGACTTCGTAGAATGCTTCCGTAAATTGTTTAGAAGTAATTATATGAGATACTGCCACGAAAGAAGAATATACTACGCTACGCATGACGAATTAGATACTGAGAAAATGGACGTAGTCGATGACTATATAGATGAAGAACTACATAATATTAATCTTAATAATCTTATTGATGCCATTAATAAATCTACCAAAGAAAACCTATAAATAGAATAAATCAGATAAAGCTAAAGAAAGAGCTAAGTTTTATAATAAGAAACAATGGACTAAACTTAGACTCTGTAAACTACAAAATGAGCCTATTTGCGAACTTTGTAAACATTACGATAAAATAACTCCGGCACAAGACGTTCACCATATTTACGGAATTCTTGATCGTCCAGATTTAGCACTGGAGTATTAGAACTTAGCTTCTTTATGTAAAGAATGCCACGGTAAAGTGCATAATGATAAAAATACAGAGAAAATCTTAAAGTCTTTGCGTAACTAATGCGTAAATCCCTTGCAGATGTGGAACTTTATGACTATCTTTACAAAGTAAAGTAAAAGCATAATTTCTGTATTTTAGGGTGGTAAGCCGATTAGTTGTGAAACTAGTCGGCTTTATATTATGTTGCACTGCTTATTTTTTTGTAAAGTGCTTCTATATAATAAAGGTGAAGCTGAAAAAAATAAGCACCCTAAACTTTTGTATTATGTTGCACTGCTTATTTTTTTCTCAAGTCTTCCTATATATAATAAAACGAAACCTAAAAAATTAAGCACCCTAAACTTGTAAAGAATCAAGACAATCTAAAGATAAACACAGTAAATTAAAAAAGTTAATAAAAACATAAAAAAGTTGTAAAAATATTTGGAAGTTCTAAACTTTTGTATTACCTTTACAATATCAAAATAAGGGGATAACCTCTAAGCCGTAAAGTCTTAAAGTTTGTACTTGGCGAAAGAAACAAACGAACCTCATAGTTTTTAAAGATTGAACTAGGTAAATAATCAATCCAAAACCGTATAGTCTAAAATTCAACTAGGTAACAGAATCGAATTAAAACCAGATAAAATCATTATTTTTGTGTTTAGAAAAAATGTAAAAGAAACATCAAAAAAAGTAAACACATTACAGATCATCTAAATCTGAGAATTTTAACATGAGGCGCTTGCCTTTTTTATTTTTCTCTTCTGCTTATTTTTTTCTCAAGTGCTCCTATATAATAAAGGTAAAGCTAAAAAAAATAAGCACCCCAAGTACTAACTTTTAAAACTTAAACAAAATGGAAACAATTATCAATGCAATCAAAGCTATCTACGCTAACAACAGAATCAACAAAAAGAACATCGCAGATCATCTCGGCATTACTGTTTATAAACTCAATAAAATGCTTAATGGTGTTAATCTTGAAGATGTAATAGATCAGGCTTTTAATGAAATGAGAGCAGAAAAGAAAGCTAAAAAAGAAGCAGAAAAAGAATTCGAACTTCCTTTAGATGAAGAGCTTGATTTTAATACGTTTGACAGTAATGATACTGTTTATGCCCCGGAAAATGCAAAATATCTCTCAGAATTCATTACAGAACTCCCTACTGGCTGTTTATTTGATAAAGGCGCTGTAGGTTGTGGTGGTACAACTCTTGCGATTAAGAGCAAAGATTCATATGTAATAGCTGCGCCATTTGTTAGTATGATTGATAATAAATGTGCTAGTAATCCTGAAATCTTCGGAGTAAAGGAAGGTGTAGGTATAGATGATATTATAAGCTATTTGCGAAAAGTTGATACAATTAAAATAATGGTAACCTATGACTCTTTATATAAAGTAGTTGAAGCTTTAGGTTCAAGATGTAAAGAAGTAAGACTGTTAGTAGATGAGTTGCATATTCTGTTTACTGCTTACTCTTACAGAAGCGAAGCAATTAAACGAGTTCTGCGTGATTATAAGAAGTTTAAGTCATTCTGCTTTATGACTGCAACACCTTTAGATAAAGACTTTATGCTTACAGAGCTTAAATATATTCCAGTTAATCGTGTTATATGGCCTGGGCGTGAGATTACAGCTGTTAAAACCATTAAATGTAATGATACTTTTAGCGCTGTTTGTAGTATTATTAGAACACATGAAGCGCCTTATAATCTTTATTTCTTTGTTAATTCTGTTGAGTTTATAAATAAAGTAGCAAAGACTGTAGGATTAACTGATGAAAACGCCCGCATGATATGTTCTAAATCTCAAACTAAGACTAAACTTAAAATATCAGACACTACAAGCGAACCTAAGACGTTTAATTTCATTACTAGTACAGCTTTTGAAGGTTCTGACATTATGGATACTGACGGTATGACTATTATAGTGTCAGATCATGCGAAATCTCAGACGCTGTTAGATATTCAAACATCAATCCCACAGATCGCCGGTAGAATTCGTAATACTAAGTATTATCGCGAGATTTACCACCTTTACACACAAACAAGATACTCAGATGTTACAGCTGAAGAGTTTAAAGCTTCTAGTAAGAAAGAAGAAGAGAATGCAAGACTTATAATGTCTAAATTAGATGCTATAGTGGCTGCAGGAGTAAAGGAATGGATCAATCAGTATATAAATAAAGATGAAAACGGCGACTGGTTTGTAGATTCAAACCTTATAAACTATGACATATGGACATTTAACACATTAAAGAACTATCAGCTTTGCGGGAATCTTAAGAAAGAATACGAAGATAAAGGCTTTACTTGTGTACAAATAGAACGCATTTATCCTAAAATAAAGGCTGTAGTAGATAACTCAGATATGGATTTTATTGACATTGTAAAGAAACTTAGAGAGTTAGACAATAACATAGTCGACGGATTCGATCCTAACTTCTATTATAATGAAGAACTGAAAGCTTCAGCATTTAAACGTTATGACTTCTTAGAGGAAGCAATTAAAGTCCTGGGTTGGAATAAGATAGCATCACTTAAATACTCCCAGAAAGCTATAAAAGAGGCTATGGTTGTTGCTTCTGATCGTACTACTAACAATAAGGTTATTAAACTGTTTAAGATGCAAGGATTCACTACAGGGCAGTTTGTAACACTGGCAGAAGTTAAAGCTAATATAGATGCTATTTATAAACAGTGCGGGATTACTAAAACAGCTAAAGCTACGGATATTATGGAGTTCTTCGATGTTAAAAAGTCTAATAGAAGAATAGACGGGGAACAGGTTAATGGATTCACTATTATCAGATCACGTATTATTATTTGAGTGCTTACTTTTTACTAAACCAAAAGGTTATATATAGAGGTACTTTACAAAAAAATAAGCAAGACTAACTCGATCATTTAAAAACAGAACCACAGGCCCTTCATATTATCAGATAAAAAAGATTAAAAAAAGTTGCTAAAATATTTGGAAATAGTAAAAGTTTATATTATCTTTGTAGTATAAAAATAAGGGGCCACGGTTCTTTATTAATTAAGCATACTGGCTACTTAGTGCGAAGTAGTAATGTTAGTTAAGCATTCCAAAATTACAAGAACAGAGCTAAGGCTGTTATACCTTAGCACTCTCACTTAGTAAATGTGACATACGCGGCTTTGGCTGTAATTTATAATAATTGCTCATATGTTAAATTTTAAAGGTTAATTATCTGGGCTCTACGTCTGGGAAGATATTAGAGCCATTAATTTAAAAACGAAATGAAAACAGTAGACAAAGAGAAGCTCTGTATAGATTTTTTAAGAGCAAACAAAGAAGACATCCCATTGTTTACAATAAAGAGCATAGGGGAGAAGTTCGGGCTTAGTATATATAAAGTTCGGAAGATGATTAAACACATTAAAGCCGGGGCATGATCCTTGGCTTTTAAAAACATGAAACTATTGCGCAATTGATGCGTAACTAATAAAACCCTTTACAGAAATGAAGAAGAACACCCATTACATCATCTTCGTGATGATTTTGCTTTTCAGCCGTTATTATGCAGCTTGTTATTTTGTAAAGAACGGCGTAGATTGCAGAGATATTAACTCTATTCTCTGGCGTATTACTTACCCTATAATTAAATTACGTCATGAGCTTTAACAGTTGCAAGAGCAAGTCTGACCTTTACGAATAGGCCAACATGCGCAGGATGGAGTTATTACAATTTTAGATCGTAGATAAAGCCCCAGAAGGCATAGTAACAGATGATAGTTGGAAGAAGTGGCAAGACTTCGACTTTATAGTTTAGAAAGAAGGGCACATCTTCAATATAGAATAGAAGGTAGACTACATTACATATAGAACAGGAAACATCACAGTAGAGTTCGATGATTGTCTTGGTAATGCCAGAGGAATCTTTAAAGGCTAGGATAGTGATATTATCTAGTATATCTTACCAAATGAAGATGAGACTAGTTGGCATTTAATGGTAGCCACTCGCAGAACATTAAAGCGTTTATCTATAAAGCATTTTAAAGGAATTAGAACATGCGGGGATTAGAACGGGCGCTACTTCTTAGTTCCATTAGAAAAATTAATCTAGGAGCCAGGGATTCAATACAAAGAGATAGAGTTAGAACTTACAGCATAAAAACAAAGGGGACAGCCATTATTGGTTGCCCCCTTTTTCGTTTAAAATCGGACCCTCGGAAAGGGCTCTATTTTGCGCTGTAATCGATCGCACCCTTAGATGGATGCCCGGATCGAAAAGTTGAAAAAAACGCCGTGTGTGTAAAATGGGGAGGCGGCGAGATTTGCCGAGCTTCTCGAAACATTTCGCACCCCCTACCCTTTTTATTTTTATAAACAGAATGCTTATATCAATTAACGAATTGATTCGTCTTGTTCTTCCATCTCTTTTTCCTTAAGTCTCTTCATCTCTTCATATACCTCAGCCTTAGCTGCACTAATCTCGATCCAATCCGAGACTTCCGCATTAGCTGCGAGATAGATTTTATCGGCAGTAATGATGCGCTCTAGAATGTCGACATCTTTAGCCTGGGTAAGGAACTTGCCATCTTCTGGCTGTAATACTCTCATTGTATAGTTAGTTGTTTTCATATTTATAAGTTTTAAAATTTATGCTATCGTAAACCCCTTAGCCGTTATCTGTGCTATTTCATCTGTTGTTAGTCTTGCTTTTACTTGTGCTGGTAATGATATTGTAACTGCACTATATCCTGCGCTTGCTCTGTCGAAACTATCCCTAATAAGTGTGTTACGTAATGCTTCTAAGCCCTCGGGGGATGAGCCGAGGGATGTGCAACCATTAACCATCCAGCCTATATTTACCGACTCGTTCACTCCTAAGTTTTTGAGCTTAAAAACGTCAAGGTTAGCGCAGTTATTACACATTTGGTCAAGGAAGGTTACATTTGTTAAATCAAACCCCGAACAGTCTAAATACTCAACGCCAGAGTTTCTAAACATATATCCAGTTGAATTAATGCCTTTAATAATCCAATTGCTAACATCTATGGTTTTTAACGATTTGCAATTATCAAATATACTCGCAAGATTCGTCACTTTCCCAACATCCCACTTAGAAACATCCAAACTCTCTAATTTACTGCAACCATTAAACATATTCTGCATGTTGGTAACCTTAGATGTATTCCAATTGCTGACGTCTAAGGAGGTGAGGGAGGAGCAGCTTTGGAATACCCCCATCATATTGATGGTTTTTGAAACATCCCATCTGCTAACATCAATATGTTTCAGCAAAGAGTCGCCTAAAAACATTTGATAAAAACCAGTTATGTTAGACATATCAAAATTAGACACATCTAATTCTTCTAATTTTCCACATCTTGCAAAAGCACCATTCATATTAGTCGCCTTTTCTGTGTTCCATCTTGAAACGTCTATTCTTTTTAAATTCGAACACCCATTGACAAAGCTTTCCATATTTGTAACTTTTGAAACGTCCCATTCGCTAACATTGATATATTCCAATGATGAGCAATAATAAAATGTTCCAAAAATACTTGTTGCATTCTTCACCTTGTAAGTAGGAACAGTTTTTAGGTTTGAACAACTGTTGAAAAGTCCATAAATATTTGTCGCATTTTCAAAATCAAGATAAGGAGCATACCTTAATGTTGTGTCACCTTTAAACAAATTAGCCGCAACGCTCTGCCTCATCTTCCCCCTCGAATACTCAAAGTCCTCAATCATTTCGCCTAAGGTGCCAAAATCCAAGTCTTTATAAAACTCTTCATCTTCCTTAGAATAACCAAGCTGAGCTAATGGCGTTACATAAAGACTACCCTCGCCTATCTCTCTTATTTTATCGCCATAATCTGAAAAGGTAGCGGTAGACATATCCACTCCCTTTCTTTCTATTTCTTCTTTGAGCTGTTGTTTCTTGTCTATCAGCTCGTTTATAATCTCTTTCATACTATTGTAAACCCTTTCGCTGTTATAGCTGCTTTTTCTTCGTCGGTGAGGAGATTCTTTTGTGCTGTATCTATTGGCAGATTGATTGCTGAATATCCAGCTTTCACCCTATCGAAGCTATTATT